GTCATGAGTTTGTCTGCTTCCGTCTGCAGGGCACGAATACCTGCTTCGGCAATGTCATGTGAACTAGCGCCACTCAACGTACAAAGGTCATCACCAAACTCTTTAGCCAATTTCTTCCATGCCTTTTGTTGTGCAGGTGTGATAGGTGTACGAACAGGTCGCATTTCACTGGCTTTATGCATTGCCCGAATCATAGCCTCTTCGGCTACTCGGCTGGCCGCCATCATGGCCGCATAGTTAGGGTCAATGTTGTATCGGCGACTAGCACCCCCTGGGTAAACCATCACAAGATGAGTACCTTTAGAAAAACTGTCCATAAGATCGTTGTCGTATTCAGAGACTGGAACATATCTGCGACCACGTTTTTCGTAGTAGATTTTTTTCATGTTGTTTCCAAATCTTCGTCTGTGTTTTTCTGTTTCAAAAGTCGGACCAGTCGGCGGTTGCGTTCATCTTGTTCTTTGCGTTCACGCTTTTTAGTATTGCTGATCTTTAGCATACCATCATAATCCCGTGCCCACAGTATGCCTTGCATAAACTGACCAGCCGCTTCCAATGTGCCAACAAAAAATGTAGCATCACGAACATAGATTGGCAATGAATCCTGATCCTTGGGCACCAGGGCCACATTCTCTTGTGATCCAGGATGATCATTGCGGTAAGCAGTAAACCGCATGCCAAGAACATCTGCACGTTTTTCCAACATACGAATTGTTTCAATTGTGTTCCAGCCTGCCATAATGTGTTACCAACTTGAATTGTAAAAAACTTTTAGTCCCAAAAACACTTCTGCTTTGGCTGCTCGAACAAACGCAAGATCACTTTCTCGATATTCGTCGTCGCTGTCCTGCCCAAAAAAGAATCCGCTAGTGGCAGGCAATTGTTTGTGCGTAACTGCCTGTTCCAGAGCTTCGAGATCTTCCCAGGTCAGTTCCAGTTCGTCACCGTTGAACTCACCTTCGTTGCCTTTTTCGATCCACAAGCGATGCATCCAACCATGCAGGTTAGGATGTTTACGCCAGTAGGCAATTTCACGCTGTCCAGTGTTGTCATCTGCTGCTGCCTTGGCGGCAGCATAAGCATACATGTCTAGTCCCATTACATTACCTTTCTAATTGCAGCCATTGCTTCAGGAAAACGTTTCATAGTGTCAGTTGCACTGTCCAGCTCAAGCAGGGCAGCTTGTTCCAGCAAGCTGATGGCATATTTCACATCGTCTGCGCCAACTGCCATCATCCAGTCCTGAATTTCTTCTGGCGTCTTCAAGTTCATCACAATGTTCATGTCTGACACTTGGTATCGATTAAAACCCAATTGAGCAAAGTCAATTTTGCGATTGGTCATGTTACCTAACTCCAAATACTGCTGCCATCAAGGCGTCAACTTCTGCTTGAGTAACAACCACTGGCTCAGTGCGACGAACACGAGCAGGTTTTGCAGTCTTGGCGCGAATAGTTTTGGTAAGATGTTTTTTTGCAGTTTTAGCAGGGCGGCTTTTGACTGCTACTTCACCTGCCAGTGCTTCACGCACCGCATCAGTGTCGGCAAAGCCTGCTAGATTCTGCAGATAACACACAGCCCCGGCCTTGTCCATTGCATCCGGCAACGGCACAATATTCACATCAGTGTCGCCCAGCTTGGCCAATTGCTTGCCCCGAGCTTCTGAGTTGGCAAAACGAACTTTAACAGCACCTTTGAGAACGGAAGTACCAGCAAAAGTATAAAGCATTTAAGACTCCTTTTTGTGTTTAAGCGTTAATTATAACAGATTGGCGAATATTGGTCAACCGTTTTGTTTTGTGTGCTTGCACTGGCTGCGGAATCGAAATCCCGAGCAAGTGCAGCTCAAGTTGTTGTTTAGGCGTGTCACAGTGTACACCTCACCCTTGCTGCCGGTCACTGTCCAGGTCTCTCCTGCAGGTGGTGCCACATCAACAGAAACATTCCATTGGTCGGGCACAATTTTGAATTTGCGTCCACGGATATCAATACGCACAGGCGTCTTGAACTTGTGTGCTGCTCCTGTGCCAAACTTCACATAGGCATACATCTTGCTCTTGCCATCGTCCATCAGATACACATGGTTGGGAGCCGTGTCACCGGACCATTCGGTTGTTTCAGCAAACCATTTCATTTTTCAACCAGGCGCAGGCCTTCGTTCATGACTGTTTGTAAAGCCACCCGCTGTTCGGCTGTGAGTTCGTTGCGTTGTTTTGCGGCCAGCATAGACTCTAGGGATTCCAGCAAAAACCCGCTGACGCTGTGATCAATTCGATACTGTTCACAGATTGAGATAGCTTGAGTAATGTTCATTCTCTGCTCCTGTTTTGCTCTATGCGTGTATTATAGCATTTTGAGCAATATTGGTCAACCAGCCCAAAACAGCCAACCACACAATCCATTCAACCACTGTAAATTCGCTGCGATGATAGCACGACAACATCTTTCGTTTGAACTTTTCATAACGGGTTGTTGCTGGTTGCATGTGCGTATTATAACATTTTGGGCATTATTGGTCAACCATAAAAAAACCCGCCGAAGCGGGTTTTTGTTGTAATGCATTATACAGTGCGGAGTTTAGAAGTTGACTTCTAGGCCAGCACCAATTTTTTGTACATTGGTTGCAGAGTCTTCTTTGACATAACGTGCGTGAACCAGAGTGTTCTTGCTCAGTGCATAAGATGCGCCAACATTGTAGGCCTTGACAGTGTCATTCTCACCGTAGCCAGCCAACAAAGTCACTGCACCCAGGGCCTGGTTAACACCAACTGATTTACCAGTGGTTGATGCACTAGATACTTTGTCTTCAGAATACATACCAAACACAGTTGTGTTTGCAATCTTGTACTTGGCACCGACCACACCCGAGTAGCTGTTGGTACCAGTGGTATAGCGAGCAGCGGTTGCGCTCACAGCACCCAGGGTGTACTCAACACTGCTGGCTTGTGATTCTGTAGTGCCACCAGCAACTTCGCCATTGGCGATTGCATACGTGGCAGAGAGTCCAGCCACAGGCTTTGCAGTCAAGAACACTGCATTTTGCAAACGTGAACCTTGTGCAGCATGAATAACTGCGGTGCTGGAACCAAAAGCATTGCCCATGGCGTCATAGTTGTCAAGTGTGCGAGCAATGGTGTGTTTGTCACGACCCATGGCCACGGAACCCAACTTGTGAGACAAGCCAACAACAGCAGTGCGGTCACCCAGTGTGGTTGCTGCAGGAGCGTCGCCACCGTAGCCAGTTTCAAGCACAACGCCAGCAGTGATGCCGCCAGCAAGTGCTTCTGTGGCCTTGATACCGAATCGGCTGGAATCGTTTGTCAACGCGGTTACACCTTCGGCAGTGCCGGTCTTGGTGTTTTCTTGATACAAGCGAGCTTTACCGTAAACGGTAGCGTCAGCTTGTGCTAGGGAGGCGGCCAATGCTAGGGCCATTACTAAAGCATATTTCTTCATGAGGTTTTTCCTTAAAATTAATTTTTGTGTTACTCACACTAGTTACTTAGCGGATTGTAATTCATCCACCGCTATTTTACCACTAAATTGGATGCTTCTGCATCAGAATAGGTGGATGGTATGAGATTTGCCTGCGGAATCACGCCCGCATACTCGCTGGGTATAGCAGTATCTTGTCCAATTCCCACACCGTTTAGCACCAAGAGATTGCGGCCTTCTCTTAGGCAGGCCACCATGGCTTGTCCACCCTGTGTAGAAAGATCAGCAACAGTTTCAATAAACTGTGCTGGGCCATTGGCTTCTGTGTTTGTTCCATATCCTGGAAGACTTTGTACAAAACTCATGACTGGGCCGCGACCTGATGCACCAAGATTGGGAATGTCTATGCTGGCCAGAGCAAGATTGGTATTTTCGGAAACCAATTTTGCTGCCATTGAATTAAAATCAGAATTCAAAATACCTGATTGCGTGGGATACGATACAGATATTGTAGACACCTGCACAGCAGCATTGGATATTAGTGTCTGCAATGCTGTGTCAGCATTGGCATAAACTCCGGCACCTGTGCCTGCAGGAATAGTAACAGGTCCGGTGACAGCATCGCCGTAGACTCCGTCAACTGTGTTTTGCATTCTGGTATAGGTATCGGTTAACCCTCCGAGAATACCTGTACCGGTCATGCTGTTGATTGTGACAGTGGCGTTGCTCAGTACGCTGGTGTAGTCGACTCCGACTGCGGCACCAAGTAGGTCAGTAATTACCAGAGTCCCATTAGGTCCGGTTCCAGTTGCATATGAACTGGAATAGTATGCGGCCACGCTAGCAGGTACAGCCTGTTCTAGTGCAGATATAGATGGTAGGTCCCTAGTGGTCTGCATGTCAACGAATGCTGCTGACAATTGAGGCAACCCAAGATTGTTTATATTTTTTATCTGCTGTAGACTAACTTGCATGGCCTTGCAAGCCAGAGCCTGGTCTGCTGGGATGATTCTGGCAAGTCTTTCATAGCTGATTGTATTTAGAGTGCCCAAGGTCATCACATATCTTGGCAAGTAAATCAACAATTTTGAATTCACTGTGCCTTGTGTGTTATCGTAGATGGCTCGTAACACTGACGTGGTATCTTGATTGTAGGTTCGAACTGTGAGACTGGTAATACTGTTGGGGAATATTTTTGCAGGATTCAACAGGTCTGCCATGGTGTTTATGTTCTTGGTAGTCACACCAAAAATAGCCAACACTTGTTCTAGGTCAGTGCCTGTGACATTTAGCATGCCCAGGTATGCTAGATGTTGTACACTATCACTCACATTGTCATTGGGATTGGTGAGATTACCGATACTGGCTTCGTCAAGTCCTGCTTGAATCAAGATAGATTGAATGTTTGCTGTGAGGTTGGTCAGTGTAACCAATTGTCGTAGCAATGCTGCTGGAGAACCAAAATTGCCAAGATTGTCAAGATCAATCAATTGTCCCAGTGCCGCTAGATCTAGTCCAAATGTTCTCATGGCCAAGGTGGTGTCGCTGAGATTGCCAGTGATAAGACTGTTCATTGTGGTAAACGTTGAACCAAGATAGGTCTGACTGTTTACACTGGTGTTGATAAATTGATTGGTTGAAGTTACATAACCTTGTGCTGCACTAAACACCTGTGCAAAAACAGCAGTATTACCATTGCCAAGATAACTGGTGCCTTGAGCAGTAATTATACCAGTAAATCCTGATGTGGTGTTTGTGCCCAGAGAAGCATACGCAGCAGGTGTGTTGTCAGCCAGTGCAGGTACAGTGTTTGCACAAAATGTAAACATGCTGGTCAGTGTGTTTCCACTGATGTTGGCTGCGGCACTGTTGCCCACAGTATTAAAAAATGGCGTCAATAGTGATGTGCTGGTATAAGCTGCGTCGGCAGCAGTCCAGGTATTGGCAATGGCCACGCCGCTGTTGTTGCTCAACGTGGCTCCAGCAATCATCTGTAATGGTGTTAATATACTAGCCATTATGCTGCAAACACATCACCACTGCCTTGGCCAACTGATGTACAGCCTGCTAATGCATCGCCTACTCTGGCCAGAGGTTTACCATTTACAAAAACTGTGCTACTGCCCTGAGAGATTGAAGCCACATGCCCTTTGCATGGATTGCCGGGTCGTAAATGCCCTGTGCTACTGTCTCCCACTCTGGCTGCTGGTCGGTTGTTGATGAACACATCACCACTGCCGTTGGCAATGGTGTATCCACTGCAATGTGGAACTCCTTGGTCACCTTTTCTCGCCGCTGCGGGCATGTTCAATCTCCATAAGTTTTAAAAACTGATTGTGCCATTGTTCAATTTCATCGTGTTCCTCACTGGTGTGTGGGCCTGGTGGGATTTCTGGTAGAAATTCTATCACATGGTCTAAGTCGTCAGGGATATCTTTGTATTGGTCATACACAAAAAGCTCAGTGCCTTTCATGATTACAAATCTATGCCCCATGCTGTATTTATGGATGTGAAATACTGGGCTGTTAACCCATTATCAATTTCTTTTCCGGCACTCGGATACCAGTCAATGCTTCAATATACTTCATCTTGACTGCATCATCTGTTAATGCGTAGATTGCCACGTTGTTGATGTTTAGTTTGACTGGCTCATCTGCATCAGCAGTAAACATGCTGGGCACTAGTCCTAGACCCTGTGGTCCAGGCGCTACACTAACAGGTGCGCTGATTTCTAACCAATCACCTTCAGCTTGTGTTAGCTTGGCAATGAGTTCTTCGCCTGAGTTCAATTTAAAAGTTACTGTGCTGCCTACGAGATGTTTCATTCTGTTAATTTCTTTTTAAGTTCTGTAAATCCACCCACAAGTTCTTGATCCAGAAAGATCTGTGGTAATGTTCGAGCCGTTGGTACTGCTTCTAGCAAGTCTTCTCGGCTGAATCCGTGCCCAATTTTCTTTTCTTCATATGCAATATTGCGCTGCTCCAACAAGGCTTTGGCTTGATCGCAGAATGTGCAGTTGTCTTTGCTCCAAACAATGGCTTTCATTGTGTTCTTCTTTAAACTTCGAATACTATTTTGATATTGCCGTCCATGGTGTTATTGAGCCCCCAATTTTGAACATAGGCATCTTCCAATTGCATTATTTCTCTAACAATTAACTCATGAACATTGCTAAAATCTCTAGCAGCATACTTTTCAATTGAAGGCCAGTCAGGACCTGCACAGTTAAAATAGTGTTGTTCAAATGTATACAGTATGTCGGCTGCAACAATTTGATAGTTTGTTTTTTCAAGTTCTTTCTTGATGTAGCAATAGTAATCAAAAATAGTTACTGGTCTGCTGAGATCAAAAATCTGAGCAAATTCGTGAGGCTCGGTACAACTGATCAATCTGGCCAGATTGAATGCCACAAACCCTCTGCCACCGGGCTTGATTATTTTTCCAAACTTGTTGATGAGATCTTTAAAATCCAATAGAGACACATGATGTATTGCTGATATAGTCATGGCACTATCATATTCACCGGGGTGATTGGCCACAAACTCATCATCAAAATAGCCACGTATATCTGCTGCTTCTCTTACAGGATCCATGCCCACAATCTGTGGTATGTATTTTTTAAAAACATTATCACCACAGCCTACATCTAAAATGATGTTTGGATTGGACTTGAGCAGTAATTCAAGATAGTAAAAAATACTGTAACTGAATATTCCAAACTTTGCAAACTCAGTTCTTGGCAACACATATGGGCCAGTGCCAAAAGGCATAGTTGGTGCCAGTTGTTCCACTGAGAGGTCAGAAATTTCCGACACTAGTGTTGGAAATTCTTTGGATAATTGTTGATAGATAGTTGAGGTTGCAAACTGTTGCTCCCACTGGGCTTTGTTAAATCTGTTGTAGTTCATAGTGAATTACTTATGTTGTTGGCAGTGTATCATAATTTAATTTTCTTTCATTAATATCTTATATCCATCGCAGCATCCATAACACCACATCCTTTTGATCAGTGAATCCCCACCACTCTTGTTGATCCTCAGAATTGCTACTATAACAAAGAAGTTGACCTCCGAGGGTCATGCTTTTTCCAATTCCTTGTGTAGTTCTATTGACTCTCTAATTTGTGAACATTCAGTTTGATATTGACATTCATGCACTGTATTTGCTAACTGATATACAGGAAGCAGTGAGCAAAATTGTGTGTAATGTGAGCCCTCTAGTGGGCAGATTGTGCATTGAGTTTTCATTTTATAACTCCGGTAGTGCATCGTAGTCCAGCTGATCGCTCATGACCCCAATAACATAGTTAGTGCTTTCGGACTCTTGCAGTGCAGTTTGTTTGTTTGATGTGTTTACATGCTTGTTGAACCAAGGAATAGGTGTTGATCGAGGTGCAGGTTCCTGATACTTGATACCAATTTCCTTGAGTGCGCCCACGGCTGTGTAGTCCACAAAGTCTTTGAGAATGTTGGCATTGAGACCAATCACAGGGCCCTTGTTGAACAAGTAGTCTGCCCAGCCCTTTTCTTCACGGATCACGTCCAGATACAACTCATACACTTCAGCCTCACATTCTACCTTGGCGGCTGCAAATCGTGGATCTTCCTTGATGACCTGATTGATAATATAAGCGGTCCATTCCTTGTGCAGAATCTCATCTTGTAGAATCAAGCTGATGATGTTGCCATTGCCCATGAAGATCTTGTTCTCTACCATGGCCAGGCTGGTGGCAAATGATACCATGAACCTGAATGCTTCCAGCGCATAACTGGCATGCAAGGCCATCCAGATTGCTCTCACATGTTCTACTTCTTCCACAGGTTGGCCTAGTTCTTTGGCACAGTTGATTCTGTGCAGGTCATCATAGTATTTGCCCACACTGGATGCCATGTCAATGATCTGCTGTGTGTCGTGGATGGTGTTGAACACATCCTTGGGCACGTTGTAGATGTTGCGAATGATATGACTGTAGCTCTTTGAATGAATGTTGGTTTCAAAGAATGTCCAGTTGTAGATCAAGGCTTCTAGTTCTGGCAATGATACCACAGGCATAAAGATCTGACTGGGTCCACGACCTTGCAAACTATCCAAGGCAGTTTGGCGTAGCAAGTTGCTGGTAAAGATATGACGTACTGTTTCGCTGGCATCCTTGAAGTCGTTTGAGTCTTTGGTCAAGCTGACTTCTTCTGGTTGCCAAAAGAATCCACGTGCTGTGGCTTCATAGTCTGCAATCTTTTTGTACTTGACTTCTTCGAAACGTTGGATTGTGACAGGACCAGCAGGGTCCAGGAACATCTTGCGATTGAGATAGTCTGTTCGTGTTGCTAGATTGTATTGTTGTTTTGACATTTTAATAATTCTCTGTTAGTCATTTTTTTCTTCAATGGTGTAAAACCAATCATCTCCTGCGGTCCACTTGCGTGTGCCATCCACTGTCCATAAATTTTGTGCGGCTTTAAAGTCTGGAAACTTAACATTACCCGAGATCAAACTTTGATCGTACCATAGGCATCGATTGTTGGGCTGGCAAGCAAACTGGCCGTTTTCCAGTCGAATAAAGTTAAAGCTCTTGTGTTCTTCAGCAACTTCGGTAAAGCCTGTGTCCACATCCATGCCGTCGGCACAAAAGTCCACTGTGAACAGGTAAGTGCCGTAGTGCCATTCCCGATCTTTGCCCAGAAACTTCACACCTAGATTACGCAGACCTATTTTTTCAATAATGGTAAAACGATAGCCCATGCAGTCCCAGAGTTGTAGGGTGTCAATAGGCAACTGGCCTGTGTAGTTTTCTTGCCATACATAGGCATGTATAGGCAGTTTGTCGTAGAGTGCTCCGTAATTGGGCAACAAGCTCTCGATGCGAAACACCTGTCCTCTTAGTGCTTTGAGACTGACCCAGATGGCAGGTTCTAGTTCTCCGTGACCTTTTTCAAAGTTGTAGAGAAATTCTCTTTTGATCCAGCACTTGATGGGAGGTAATGATCCTACTATGTAACTCATATTTTTTTTACCAATGTCGTATAACACCTGCTATAATAAACATGTTTGTGATAACATAACATGCAATTATAGCAGTTCTTACCAGGGCCACACGATCCGCATCGCTGTTATTTGCACAGGCTTTTTCTCCTAGTGCCTTGGCCCATAGTCTCCATGCTGCTGTTACAATTTGCATGCTTCGCAGTCTTCTTGATCATCAAAATCAATCACTTCAAGTGGAGCATCTTCTGTGACATTCTTGCTGCCTGTTTTGTTGATCAGGCTGTAGTAAAAAGTCTTTAGACCCCAGTAATGAGACTGCATCAGGTTTCTTGCAATCAAGGTAGTTGGCACCTTACGGTCTGCAAAGTGTGCAGGATTGTAAAATGTGTTGGTGCTGATACTCTGATCAACATAGGCAGCAATAACCGCCGCTGTCTTCAAGTAACCATCACAGTCTTTTTGTTCCCACATCAGTTGATACTTGTTTTTAAGTTTGTGATATTCAGGAACCACCTGTGTCAAGCTGCCGGCTTTGGATTCTTTCACACTGATCAGGCTCATGGGCATTTCGATACCGTTGGTTGAGTTGATCACAACGGAACTGGATTCCACCGGTGCCACTGCCATTTGTGTGGCATTGCGCACTCCATGTGTTTTCATTTCTGAGCGCAAGGCTTCCCAGGGCAGCTCAGGGGCAAAGTCTGCAAGTTCATTCACACCTTGAGCTCGTAGTTCCCAGGGGAATGTGCCTTGGCCATAACGTGTGTGGTCTGAACCTAGACACTTGCCACGTTCCTTGGCTAGTTCTACACTGGCTTCGGTCAAGTAAAATGCTAGATGTTCCATCCAGGTTTTGACTTCGCCCAGTGCATCCTTTTCACCATATTGCAAGCCACGCTTGGCGTGCCAGTATGCTAAGTTAGTAATGCCAATACCTAATGGACGAATTTCGTCGTTGCTTAGTTTGGATTGTATACTTAGAAAATCTTGATAATCAAGTATATTGTTAAGGCTACGGTGTAGAATACGGCAAGCACGGCGCATATCTTCGGGATTCCTGAAAGCTCCCCAGTTGATTGAGCCGAGTGTGCAGAGCGCAATACGTCCCTCCGCATCGTCAAGTCTTTTGAATGATTTTGTTGGTAAAAGGATTTCACAGCATAGGTTACTCTGGTAGATGGTATGATACTCGGGATCAAACGGGCCCTGCTTCATTACATTGTCAATGAACACTAGATAGATGCGTCCGGTGTCTGTGCGCTCTTTTAGTATTCCACTTTTGAATACATCTTCTGCGTTCATTGTCTTTTTGCGTAGGTCCTTGCGCTTTTCGTATTTGACATAGAGTTCTTCAAACAGTTCAGTGTTAGAATAGAATGCCTGATACAGATCTGGAACTTCGTTGGGATCAAAGAATGTTATTTGTTCTTTGTTCTTGAATCGTCTCCAGAAGAAGGCGGAGAGGACCACACCATAGTCCATGTGTCGCACACGAGTTTCTTCTGTGCCTTGGTTGTTCTTGAGCACAATGAGATCATCAAACTGATGATGCCAGATGGGATAGAACACTGTGGCTGACGCATTGCGAATGCCACCTTGTGAACATGAACGCAGGTCACCAAACCATTTTTTCAAGAAAGGTATCATGCCTGTGTGCATGATCTCGCCACCGCGAATGGGTGAGCCTAATGGACGTAGACGTCCAATCTCCAATCCAATGCCAGCTCGCTTGCTGGCATACTTGGCCATCATTTCGCCCGAAGCAAATATACTATCGAGGTCGTCATCGCTGCGTATAAGGACGCAACTCGAAAATTGTTTAGTAGGAGTCCCCAGCCCAGCCAGAACAGGAGTAGCAAGAGTAAAAAGACCATCACTCGCTGCATTGTAATATTCTTTGATATAGCGCATTCTCGCTGAGTTCGGTTCTTCTGAGTGAAATACAGTAGCGGCCGCGACCATGTATCTAATTTGTGGAGTTTCATAAGTTTGTCCTGTTGAGCGATTTTTTACCAGATACTTTTCAATCAGTTGCTCAATAGCTGCATAACTGTATTGTTCGTCCTTGGCATGATCCAGCATGTCATTCATGCGGTTCCAATCGTCTTCGGTATACCATTCCAGCAACTCAGGAGTGTATAGGCCAGTGGCCACATTGGTCTTAACAATGTCATACAGGTGAGGAGGCGTGTAGGTTCCATATACGTCTTTTCTCAACATTGACAATCGTTGCTTGCCTGCCACAAACTGATAGTTGGTGTGTCCAACTCCGGGATTTGATTCCACATCAATCAGGTCAACAATAGCTCTGAGTGTGATACCATCAATTTCTCTTGTGGTGATACCATCATAAAAATGCAACTGTGCCTTGATTTCTACCATGCTTTGACTAACATCTGCGATGCCTGCGCATACTTTTGCAATCTGTGTTTGCCATTTTTCCAACGCCAGCGGCTCGCGAAGGCCATTGCGCTTTTGTACTATGATTGTTTTCATTATTATTTAATTTGTTGTTTTATTTCTTGTAGCGAAACACTATGATGAACTTTATAAGGTCCCGGATCGATATTTAACACTTGTTCCGGCCCCCAATTCAATATATATTTCTTTTGGGCAACTAGGACTAAATTGTCACTATCAGTGTCTACCAAGTGGGAATCCTGCATTTCCGAGTGGTCCAGCATAGCTATAGTATACATGATTCCTAGCCCGCGAGCAAGACCGCAGTACATGTTATCGCTCAATAGTTGCCAGGGATCTGGCCAAGTGGGCTGATCATCCCAGTGCAAATGGTATGCACGCCAGGGAGTACGAAACCACCAGGCGTTGATCAGGTGCAGGGCCGATTCTGAATCAACCTGTGCAGCCTGGACCCGGAGTTGTGACCAACTGTCAAGCCGTTGAGCAAAAGTGGGAAGCCACATCGCTTTTTATGCTAGGTGGGTTATTGAATATTGAATAGTACCGGCATTGCCGGTATTGGTGGTGGATGCAGTCCAGGATACCACACTGGCTGTTTCGCTCACAGCAAATGTCACGCCCGGACCTGTGCCATTGTTTACACTGGTATCTTGTCCAGTTAATCCGGTGCCTGCTGCGGTTGTGCCTGCCACAATAAAATACACTCCGGTTTGAATGTCGACTGTTCTCACAATAGTGTAATTGATTTGCACTGCACGAATTTTGGTCGCATCAAATGTGGTTATAACTTGACCAGCAGTGTTGTCAACCAAGGTCAGTGATTGTCCTGTTTCTCTTACATAGGTACCTTGCTTGATTTGATCAGCACTTTCATACGCAAGATTAACTCCATCATTTATGTTGATTCGTGGATAGGTAGTAGCATAAACAGAAGTACGTTCAAACATGTCACCTATGCTGACATTTTGTTCTCCCAGGAAGTTGATTACTGATGTGGCTGGACTTGTGGTTCCATTAAAGTGGTTGCCAACGTCATAGAACACATTGTAGCCTGAAGCATTGAGTCCAGTGTTGGCAGCAATTTTGATACCTTCAGCATAGATATTATCAAAGCTGTTGCCCAGGATACGGAATCCTGTAGGACCGCCATTCACTGGAGCAGGATCGCCCAACAGCACACCTTGAAATAATGTATCAAATTGACTTTCAGTTACCACACACCCTTGCGTTTCATTAGCAGTGTTGAACGCCCACGTGGCACCAGTAAAACTACATCTACGGAACGTGATGTTGTTGCAGATCAAACTCAGCGTTGAATCAAATCGCACACATGCCATGTCGTCGGCATCTGTCACAAGATCAGCCTGCACCAATGGCCCGCTGAAACTGACATCAGTGAATGTGCAAAAACTAGCATCCTGGACCAGGAAAACGTCTGTGGTTTCTAATGAACGAAATCCCAGGGATGCAATTTCAATATTGGTAGGTGCTATAGCACCATTGTTTCCAATGTTCACACCTATCTGTTGCAGGCTGTCGCCAAATCTGGCCACGTATGCACTCAAAGTACTTGTGGGGCTCGAAGTGTCCAGCGTGATAACACTAGAGTTTGCACCTTCGCCATAGAGTCTGGCATAAGGTGGAATTACGATTGATTCAGTAATCAAGTAAACACCGGCTGGGAAGAACAACGAACGGCGGATTTGCGGGTTGATTTCTCTACAGAACAACTGATACAATGCGCGATTAATTGCTTCGGTATCGTCTGTGACACCATCGCCTACTGCACCAAAGTCCAGGACGCTGGCAAATTGATCCAACCAGTTTTGTAAACTCAAACTAACTGGACTGCCTGACGTGGCACCAGTTTGCACAGTGTATCCAGCAGCAGCACCTTGGTAGGTGTATGCTCCATTTACCAACAGCAAATCTGAGAACTCTGTGAGAACTTCAGTATTGCCAACAACCGGGGCGCCGTCCTGCAGAGTGCCATTGCCGATGTATAATCTGCGTTCGTCAATGGCCCAGCCCAATTCTGCACCGGCCAATTGCGGCAGATTTTCTGCTAGACCTTTACGGTTTGTGATGCGACTAACTTGTACAATTGCCATATGAATCCTGATTCTGTGCTGTATTTAGCGTGTGGCGTAATACAGTTCAACTCGCTTCATCCACTCATTGGTCCAGTGTGCAAACTCATCACCCTCAATCACATACTCGGTGTATATGGGCTTGCTCAAGCTACCATCAGCCAGCAGGTCGGGCTGTTGAGCCATCAAAATAACGCCGCAGTCAATGGTTGTGCCGTGGGTTTCATTGTGTGCTGCTGCATACGCTGCCAACTGCACAAAATAATCATCAATCCATTCACGTTTTTTGGGTTTGTTGGTCTGTTTGAAATCCATGATAGCAGGCTTGTTTTTCCATACGCCCAAACAGTCTGTGGTTCCGGCATATAACCCACTATAATACACAGGAACTTCTGCACCCCAAAATTCATTCACATGGCACAGTCCTTGCAGAATAACTTCTGCTGCCATGAACCAGCTAGGATGTGCAAAAGGGTTTCCGGGCAAGGGTTTCATGTCGTCATTCAACATGTAGTGCTCGAGATACGCATGCATGCGTGTGCCACGATTGGCTGCTTCGGTGGTGATTTCTTGTGCTTTTTGCTCGCCCACTCGTTTACGCCAGTTGGCCAGGACCTGACGTTTTTCTTCTGACTTGGTTCGGTCCAGGATTGTGGTTACACTGGGCACCTTGCTGCCGTCGGGCAGGCAGTAGTGTCGTTTGCCGTCTATTGTTTCTCTATTGATGGGTGTGTAGTTGTATCGGTTGACTATCATTTAAACTCTAAAACTTTCTCCGCAACCACAGCGGTCGCGTTCGTTGGGATTTGAAAATTGAAATCCTTCATTGAGTCCTTGTCTTGTGTAGTCTACTTCAAGTCCTTTAAGATAGGCACAACTTTTGGGATCAACAAACAATTTGCAGTTGGCACAGTCAATGCAGATATCGTCAGGCTGTGCTGTATCTACATATTCTAGCACATAAGCAAGTCCAGAGCAACCTGTGGTTCTTACACCAACACGAATACCAATACCATGGCCGCGACGTTGAATGGTTTGAGTTATTTTTCTAGCAGCATCATCAGTTAAGGAGATCATGCTTGCTCTTGTAATCTTCTACAGCAGCCTTGATGGCATCTTCGGCCAGGATGCTGCAATGGATCTTGACAGGGGGTAATGCTAGTTCTTCGGCAATGTCGGAGTTTTTGATTGTTCCTGCTTTGTCGATGTGCATTCCTTTGACCCATTCGGTAATGAGGCTCGAACTCGCAATAGCCGATCCGCAGCCATACGTTTTAAATTTTGCATCTGTAATAATACCTGTATCATTGTCGACCTTTATCTGTAGTTTCATTACGTCACCGCAGGCAGGAGCGCCAACCATGCCTGTGCCAACGTCCGCATCGTCCTTGGCAAAGCTGCCCACATTGCGTGGATTTTCATAGTGATCGATTACTTGATTTGAATAAGCCATACCAGTTCCTTTTGTTGAGTATACTACCAACAGGCTGACTAGTCAACCAGTTTGAATCAACCGAGATTACGGTCTTTGTTCATGGCTGATTTTGCAGCCTGTGCCACAATATTTTGTGCTTGATTTACCGGCATAGTTGTGGGTCCAGGTTGTTCGCCACCTTTGAATATCAATTCAGTGGCATCTGGCGACATGGGTTCTATTATGCCACTCAGGGGCGGTTGGCCAACTAGGTTTTGCAAAGTATCGGGAGTGATGTCAATACCAATATTTTTAGCACGATTGATAAATGCCTGCACAGGCATCTGTAATTTTGCTGAAGTATCTGTGGCACGGCCCACAGCAAATTGGGCCAAGGCCAATAATTTGTCTGCGGTGTTGTCTACAGCTACTTCATCGATTCGCATTATCTGCGCTCTCGTCCCAGAGATGCTGCTGGACCAACGGCTGCTGCATCTAGTTCTTCTTCGGGGGAGGGCGCAGTCATGCTTGGATCAATTTGTTCTTCGCCGGCCGGAGGAGGTGGAGCCATTTCAGCTCCGGGCATTTCAACAGGGCCTTGTCCAGTTACCACACCCAGAGCTTGTTCCAGCTGTTGCTTGCTGCCCTGTAGATTCTGAACCAGTCCGGTCAATGCTGCCTGTGCATCATTGTTGAACTGAGCTGCTTGATCTGCACCAATTTGATTTTTAATTGAATCCACCAAGGCTGGCAATTCTTTAAATTGCATCTCAGTGGTGTCTTCAATCATGCCTTGCATTTTGTCAACCATGTCTTGTGCAGCCAGGACCACTTGGGCTTGCTGAACTTCGCTTTCGCTGAGATAGTATCCATAAGTTTGCGCACGACGACGATGTTCTTGCACCGAGGTAGTGCTACTGAGACTGGTAAGTTCGTTCTGCTTGTCGGTCACTTGTTTTTTTAGATCTTCAAGTTCTTTTTGTATCTGTGTCTTCTGGTCCATCTTTTGCTTCACAGCCATGGCAGCAGCCTGTTGAGGATTTACTCCCGGCGCTGGCGCAGCAGTGTTGGCCGCGGCCATTTCATCTTCGTAGATTTGTTCTGCAAGTGCTTGTTCCATCATCATCAACTTCAGGTAAGCAGGGTCACGCTCACTAGAATGACGTGCAGGACCGCTTCTGTGTTCAGATAATACCCCACGTACCTTGCGATACATGTTGTGCAGTTGATCGCGATTCATTGAGTCAAATTGAACTTGTTGATCAAAATGACTCTCGAATACCTTAGCGATTTGTTGTGTGGGGCGTGTTACGGCCAGTTCGTTTAGTTTCATTTGAGTTTCCTCGTAGTTGCCAGTATTTAGCCAAATTTATACATTTTGTCAACTCTTGTTCCAGCAGTTGACTTTGGTCTTGTCGGTAGGATACTTTGGTTATTACAGTTTCCCAGGCAGTTCCCGACATACGATCTGCAATGTTTTTACGGATGTAAATGTCATTGCGCAATCGTGTGAGTGATTGATCTAGCTCTTGTATTTGTCTAGCAAGATTAAAATAGTTTAATCTGTCAGCTATGCACCAGGCAAGGGCAGATTTGGTGGTGCTAAATTTGCCCACAGCATCGTCTCTTATGGAAACGTCAAATCCCTGATCTCTAGGTTGTATTGTGTATTTGCCAAACGCACGGTATTTTTCCCCGTCTTCCACAATGACATTTTCCAGCAGATGAGGCAGTTCTCTTTCGGCCAGGGCGGCCAATTTGCGGCTGGCTTTCATTTGAATACGTAGTTCGATAACAACCAGCCAACAGTGGCCAACAAGAATCCAATGGATCCAAGTCCCCAGTTTATCAATTGATTGTTTCGATTGTCCACAATTTTATGCATCATGGCATGAACTTCTTCTGTCATTTCTTTGAGTCGATTGATAGCAGAATTGGCAGAATCTAGTTGTAGTTCTAGATGGCGATAACGTTCGGCGCAGAGCTCTACATGCGCTTCCAGGCTCTTCTTTTCGATTTCTGTTGTGTCCATGAATTATTTATGGCCTTTTGGATAGAACCAAATGTTCACGTCTGGTTGTAGTAGTGCGGTCAGTTGTTGTTGGACATAGTTGATGATGGGGACGCCACGGCATGCCTGTTTGAGCAGTCCCACTGGGTCGTCATTGAGTCTGAACACATCATCAAACTCTGTTTCAAACTCAAATTCCCAACGACCGTTTTTCATTCGTATGTCGGATATACTCTGCGGCTGTGTGTACAGTCCTATCAATTGCAATATAGTTTCCCAGTTGCGTTGTTGATTTCTACTGCTGTTCCAGGATTCAAAATCTGTTATTGATTGATCAATCCGATCCACAAACGGCAAGACGTTTGTTCGAAAATGTCCTGTAACACCAGTGGGTCTACAATCAAAATCAGTTAATACACAAATACTATATGCCATGAGGTATTTACGGCCAAAAAAAAGCCCTGGAAATAAACCAGGGCCTTGATTTTTTTACTACTATCTAGTATTAGACAGGAGCAAAGTTGGTAGCAGCAGTAGTGAACACTGCGTTACCGGCAGCAGTGTTCAATTGCAGATCCTGACCACCAGATGCCACTGTAGCACTGGTATTAGCAGTGGTCAACAATGTAGCAGCAGTGTATGCGCCTGTAGGATAGATAGCCAAGTTCAACACTGTTGGTGCTGCTGGGCTAACTTGATACATGGCTACTGTACCCTTGGTTTGAATAGCTTGCAACACATTGTTGATATAGCCATTCACGTTTGCTGATGTAGTCAACGCACCATTTGCCACCAAGCTGAAGAAATCCAGCTTAGGACCTTGGAAGTTAACTGAACCAGTTGCAGCAATGTTGGCTGTTCCGCCGATGTTGCCATTGGCTGTATCCATATTGAATACTGGTTGATTCGTGCCGTTTGTTTTTGTAAATCCTGACATTTAAAGTCTCCTTAAGTAAGTGGGCTACTTGCCCTACTTTTATTTATCGATCTTGATAAAAATTAAGGGCTTGGTGGGTTGTTTCGAGCTTTGTTTCTGGCTGTGAAATCAAAGCGATTTACTGCTTTACCATAACCTGCAGGGGTTGCAAACACCCATCCTTCATTGCCGGGCACTTGTGCATCCAGCTTGGTCAACAGGTCCAGTTTTAGATCATGCAGCAATTCAAACAACACAAAGGCAGCGGCCAAGGCTTGTTCATTGCTGGTGGGGCTGCGCAGATATTGCAGAATGTTGTTGTATTTTTGCGGTGTCTGAGTCTGTTGCAGCCAGGCTAGAAATCCTGGAACAAGGTCACTGAAATTGCCGGTGTAGGCTGCGTGATTTGGATCCACACGTTTGTTGATGTAGTCTATTGCCAACTTGGCCAAGTCAGTTATTTTCATGGCCCGTAATTCAGCAGGATTAAACAAGGTGTTCATAACTGCTCGGTTTTGACGCAACAGTGTTTTGATTTGTTTAACAATGGGATCTGCTGTTTCCACAGGTTTGGCATAGATGGGTTCAATCAACAACAGGCCGGGCACAGGGTTGAACTTGACTCTGCTGAGTGGTTGCTTGGCTGCTCCTGCCTCTTCGTACATGGTATGCACAGCAACGCCAACTTGGGATCCTGCAATGTCCTTGCCCAGTTTGCTAGCAACTGGAATTCTGTATTCCACTGTATTTGGTTTGAATTCCACAAGGCCTGCATTTATTTCCCAGGGCTTTTCGGGACTATACAACAGGTCGCCCTTGACATAGCCACGAAAGTTTTCTGGGGTAGCAGCTTCCAAATATGGCCAGATGCTTTGATACACTGGCAACAGTGTTTGCACTCGGGTGGCCTGGTTGCCTTTGGCAGCAGCATTGGCATCACGCTGTGCCATGTGATCGGCCACAGCATCGGTACTGGTAAACAGGCCATCATATCCAACTGCACCGAATCCTGCATCATCTGTGAGCACAAATTCTCCGGTATCGGGCTTGCGACCAAATACCACAGCAGGCTTTCCGTCCCATTTTACGGACCCTTGTTTGGGCTGTTTGTAAAAAGAATCAGCAATGGCCAGCGCACGGTCAACACCCGCGGTTCCTTGACGGAACACATAGTCTTCCAGATGCTCAATGCCCTTGGCTTGGCCGCCCACCGAGGTGGGCTCTTGTTCGTATATCTGATACAGGGGCTTGGCTTCAATCAATTGCTGCATGCCTTGGTTTACTATTCTGTCTCGTAGTCTGGCCAAGAAGTTCACATCATTTTCTTTTACAGGCATTTCAGGTTCTTTAAGGCCTTCGCGGGAGAGATATTCACGAAAGTCTTTGATCTTGGCATCACGTTCGGGATCTGTTGCCAAAGCAGCATAAATGGATTCTACGTTCTTTAACGCAGCTCGATCCTGAGTTCCGCCCAGCAATACCGCAGACACATAGTCCGGATCCTGGCCACCTCGGACTAGTTCATTTGTGGTGCGACTGATCATGCCATTTGCACCCACCTTGAGCCCGGCCTGTTTGGCCAAGCTGCTCAGCAGCACATTACGATTCATGCCCTTGTAGGCCGATCCTTCAGATCCACCATAATAGAATGTGCCCCAGTCCAGATTGGGAAAAAACATGAAGTCAGTTTGCACAAATCCTTTGTTGGGATCACCGCCAATAGGTGTTCTAAGATGCACTTCGCCTAATTTACGAACCCATTCACGTGGGTCAAGCCCCTGACTGGTGGCCCATTGTGTCAGTCCTGCTGCCACTTGTTCTTTGGTTGTTTCTCCAAGATCCACAGCCAGATCCAGATCGCCGGATGTGGGCTTGCGACCAGTGCTGCCTAGCCAACGATCTTGAGGGAATTTGATACCTGTAACTTGTTCCACCCAGGCAATGGTGGCTGCAACGTCAGCTTGATTGATGCGTTGTGTCAGTGGTTGGCCTTGAGGGTCTTTGAATACATTGCCGCCTTCGAAAATTTTCATCTTGATCCTGATCCTGTTGTTTTTTATGTGCTTGTTGGCGTTTTTCTAACGGTTCTAGCAAAACGTCCTGCGTCTCGAGTGCGTATAGAATTCAGCAGCTTACGGGTTAGATTTTCTGCTTGTTCGGGTGTGTAAGTGGCATCAATCTGCTCCAGCAAATTAATGGCGCTGGCTATAACATTAGATGCTCGACTCTCAATCACTAGATCGCGCTCACGCTCGATATACATGGAATCTAATTCTTCTAACAAACTGCGGGTGCGTTTTTGCATGATTTTTATTGCAGACCTTTGATATTATTTATCGGTTTTTAATTTTGGCTAGGGTTAGCTAGCTTTGATCTGCCCCAGCAACTGCTTGAGTTTGTTGCTTTGTACATCTGCTGTGACTCGACCACTTAAGGGATCATGACCATCTCGTGGTCTGGGCTTTTCCCAGGGCTGCGAACTACCACCGCTGTCAGCAGGCGCGACTTGACTGCGGGCCTTGATTGAATCCATGATTGAACTTTGTGGTTTGTTGTGGCCGTTTTCGTCCCCACCTTCATCAGTAATGCGCATGGTTTCAATGTTGTACTCCAGATCAATTTTTTGACCAACGCCGGTCGAGCTTCGAGATTTCATACATTGTATCTGATACTTGCCGCGCTCTTTCATGGAGCGACTGGTAAAGATACCAAACACATTGTCTGCTGTGTTGATTTTGCTGATACCACCTGAAATGTGGCTGTGATCAAATTCCATTTCTTCCACTGCTGATCTGTTCAACTGACTTGCTGTTACCAACAACACGCCCAGTTCCTTGGCCAAGTTGCGCAGTTCTTCCGACACATACTTGTCTTTCACAAACAAGTCGTTGGGGCTGACCTTGGCACTCACAGGCATGACCAAGTCAAGATAATCCACCATCACAAAGTCCACTTTAATACCTGTTTGAATTTGCACTTCTTTCAGGTATGCACGAATGTCGTTCACATTGCTTTGTGCTGGCAAGCCTTTCACACGATACTGTCCGGATTTCTTGGCCACCATCTTGACCTTGAGTTCTGTTGAATCAATATCACGGCGTATGTCCTTGGTGCTCATGTTTGTGAGCATGGCGTCTGTTCTCAAACTTGTGAGTTCTTCTGATAGTTCCAGTGTGATGTACACGCCACTCATGCCCTGCTGCAACCAGTTTAGTGCAATGTTCATCATCACAAGACTCTTGCCCGAGCCCGAACCACCTGCAAAGATGTTGAGTTCTCCACGACTGAATCCACCATACAGTAGCCGATCCATCTGTGGCCAGCCTGTTGATACTTGTCCACCCGAGTTGAAATACTTGTTGATACGTGCTGCTGGATCTGCAAAGTAGTCTGTGCCCATGTCCTTGGTCAGACTGATCTGTACAGCATCCTTGATCAGTTTTTCCACAGGATCATAGTCGCCCTTTTCCAACAAGTCTGCTGCTTTTAGAATAGCACGTTCCAGTTCTTGACGCCGTGTAAATGCTTCAAACTCAGTCATGAACCAGTCATAGTGACCTTCGTTGAGATCTGGCACTGCATTCAACTTGATGCCTGTGGCCGCAGCAATCTGTGCTCGGTCTGGCAGAGTCTTGAACTGTTCCGAATGCTCCTTGATAAACGCCGCAGCGGTTCTTAGATTGCGATCAAAATTTTCTGGATTGTAGATGTTCTGCACCCGAACGTAGCTGGCAGCATCCTCCAGCATCATTTCTAGGAATAGTTTTTGAACATCAGTGCTGTAGTCTTTTAACAAGTTGTTTCTTTCGTAATTCAATTTTGATTCGGCTAGTTTCTCTAGCGTCAATTATAGTTAGCAATGTGCCCAGGCGCCCATATAGTTTGACAGCATCATTCACATCCTTGACTTCCCGGGGCCATGCGGGCATGCTCACAGCCCAACCCAGTTCCAGCGCACGATCCACTAGTTCCATACCTGCTAGATCCTGGTCAGGCACCACTGTGATTTCTCGACCAAGGTTGCGAATCAGTCTAGCTTGAGCATCACTTATAGTATTGTGCATCAAGGCAACACCGCCAATGCTGAGTGCATCAAAAATGCCTTCTGTCACAATCACCTGAGTCCAGTCTGATCGCTGTAGGTCTGTGCCAAACACATAGCCCGGCTGCATGTCATTTATGTAACGCGGATTCCGATCATCCAGAAATCTAACAGTGTGTCCCACAATGCTGTTGTGATGTGTGAATGGTATGATCACTTGTTCACGACTGGGCCAGGCACGTTCGGGACTTGTTTGTGTCATCACAGGATAATCATCCGGCACACATCTTGCTCGCACATAGTCGCGGTGTGGTCCTGTGTTACCAACTAGTTCAGCAAATGGCGGCAGGTCGCGTTCTTCAAACTTGGTATCTGCTAGAATATCCACGGTGCGTTGTCTATCATCTAGTATGCCGTGTATGCTTTTATGGCGCAGGCTTTCAAGGTTGGCCAATTCTATTTCACGATCGGGCACACCCAGCCAGCCCAAGAGCCTGCGGGCCTTGAAACTCAATGAGCGGCCAAGGATAAAGCTAGCGGTGTAGTTGCAGTTGAAGCAGTGATAACTCCAACCTTGTTCAGATGCTTTAAGACCGCCACGACTTCTACGATCTGGTGTGTCGCCGTTGTGTTCACAACACACAGCATTAAAACTGATCCAACCCGATGCACTAGATTTTCGTTTGGTAGGTAAGTATCCAAGAATGTCGAGCATTCTTACATTGTAACATCATCTATGGTAGAAATCAACTTTTCTGCAATCATTTTATGCCCTATTTCGTTGGGATGACCTCCGGGCATGATCAGTTCCCTTTTCTGATTGCCCGGATGATTGCGAAACCACATGGTGGTAGAGAAGCCTGGCCATATCTGAGTGGGCAAATCCAGTTTGATATCTTCAGGCATGATCTGGAACTGCATCATTCGAAGATTGCGCCTGGCAGCAATACCATCAAAGCTCAGCAGAGTTTGTTGGTAATTTAGTCTTGCCAACTCTGAGCAGTTGGTCAACACCAGTTGTTGCTTGACCATGTTTCTGAATTCTTGCGGAACCACACTACTGCCGTATTCCACCCAGGTTGAGTGTATAAACCGATTCCAAGGAGGATCGTTGGCGTAACTCACATGATTGGGATTGTAAAAGCTCAGCCGATCTGAGTCTGTATGCCCGATCAAGATCAGGCATTGTTCTGGCTCGGGCTCGTGATCCAGCCACCATAAAAATGTCCACATGGAACTTTGCATACTGCCTCCGGCAATTCCAAAGTTTTCCATGGGTACATTATAATGTTTTCCCAGCAGCCCCAGGAAGTTGTGACTGTTGCGATAGGTATTGTTTTGATGCCAGCATGTGTGTGCATCCGAATGCCTACATTGCAATTCTGGATCCAGCAGCTCATCGCCAAACATCCAGGAATCACCAAACCCTACAATTTTTTTAAATTTCATCTAACTAGTATACTTGTCACGGCTCCGGTATTGATGCTTATTGCAGCCACTTGATTAGTGGCCGGGTTGGTCACATATCCTGTTCCGCCGTTTATAACATTTATGGCAGATACTGAGGTGCCGGTAATTACTGCTTCAGCAACAGCACCTGCACCAAGACCAATGATGTTGACTCTGGGTGGAGCTAGGTATCCGTAACCACCTTGATTCACAGTGATAGAAGTGATCACTCCATTTGCCCCATTTGCTGTGGCTGTGGCCAATTGAATTTGTGCTGTGCCTGGATAGGAGTCAAGACTCAGCCGTAGCAAGGGATGATATCCCGGCACTGTGATGGGTTCTGTTCCGGTGCGATTATAGTATTGATAGATATCTGACACGTCTGCCCAGATTGATTCATAATTTTGTGCTGCCTGTGCCTTGATGTTGCCAGTGAAGTGATCCATTTCCAACTGGAATGTGGTCAGGCTTGCACCTGTGGTTGACACAAAACTTGAATATCGCTGAGGATTTGCATTGGTATTGCCCGGTGGCGGGTTGAGTGCCCAGTCAGGATAATTGCCCTGCAACACAGGATTTATATACACCTCTGGACCATAAATGGTAGGAATGCTTAGTAGGCCGCTGGGCACAAACTGTGGCTGCACAGAATCCACAATGTCCACATCAGCACGGGCCAGAGCCTGTGCATCCACAAACACTGCTTCAACTAGGTCGCCGCTGGCACGTTCAATTGCATAGCTCGACGGTTCTGCCGGAAACTCTGTGGTTTCTGCGGCACTGAGTGTTACCTTGGCACGACCAAATTGAGCATTGATTATGACCATTTCTTTTTCAATCAGCTGCTGGTTGCCAGCCAGATTGATCAGTCTAAACTTCAGTGCTGACCCTGTGATATTCACAGGTTTTTGATCTTGATTTACAAACTCAAACAAGATCACATTATCAACACCTTTGTTGACGGTTAATTTTTTTGCATACACAGGGTCCCACCTCCGGTCAAAATAAGCGCCGCTGGTATCTATTAATAAAATTCGCTGAACTTGCTGGTAAAGATAAACAGGGGTTGAATACATAGGACGCTCCAAACAATATTTACCTAAGGAGCCTTGGTATAAATATCCAAACTAATACTATATGGGCAAAGACTTATTTCAAAAACTAGCTGACAAATATCCGTTTATTACCTTGTGCGTTTACGCCAGCAATGAATATGTGGGGATTGTGCAAAACAGAGATGATGTTATCACAACCATCTATGACTTTGGAACTGTCAAAGATTCAGAACAAAAACGACGTTATCTTGACCTGGCCAACACTTGGTGGTGGGAAAGCAACAGAAGCATCCCTATCAACATATTCCTGCGTGGAGAATGGGATGAATTTCGTCTGTGCCTTCGAACATTTGTCAACAAAGATCTGGAAATCTTGCACGGTCCTGTGTGCAGCCTAAATGACATTGCCCGTAGAAAAGGCAAGAGAAAATCAATTACTCTTGTGAGACGTCTAGACTAACAGATTCATATGCAGTGCCACTAGAGCCGCATATCCTAGAGCATGTGCCTTTTTAAATGTGTAGCCTCGACTGGTATCGCCGTCCCAGACTGAATCAAACACCGTGGGCCAGGCTTGATTCTGTAGGTGTGCCTTGCCCGGGCGTATGATTGATATAAATGCAGCCATTCTGGGTATGCTGTCAGGCTTCATGGTTTCAAGTAAATGTCCATAATTGCCCACATGAACCAACTGTCTAGCCCATTCAGGATCTTGCCATAGTCTAGTCCATGGGGGCGTGGCTGCAAGCACAGCGTCATAGTGTTCAGGGCTCTGAATCAACTGATACACACTCATGTTCAAGAAGTCCAGTTTGAAGTAGCCTCGTGATTCTGCTGACTCGTAGTCTATGGCAGCACAGTGATTGATAGGATCTTGTGGAATGTCTGTGACATACACTCCTGAATTGTGACGTCTAGGCCGCCCATCTGTGATCTGCCGTGCAGGTGTGTGCTGAATCAATTTCAGTATATCATCTCGATCAGCAAAGTCAATGTCGATATCTGCGCTCATACTGTACACAACGCCACAACGGTTTGTAATTGCTGTTCGGCTAGACGCACAGCATCCAGTGCATCTGCCACAGCAGGATGCTTTTGTGCTAGGCCCTGGGCTGCTTTCTCTTGTGTCATCTTTAGCCATGCCCAGGCCAGTGCTTCTTCAGCATTGGCTGTAAGACCCACACTAGAGTCACCACCAATGGTAAGCCAGGTGTAGCCATCATACACCTGCATTTGACTGTTATGGTATCGTACCAAACCTGCACTAGGAGTATTGTTGTTGATGGATGCTCCAATTGGGTTTGATACTGTGACCCATGTGCTTGCGCCATAAACGTTTGTGATCATGTTACCATCCTGCTTGTTTCAAAATGTTCTTGGCATAGGCCTGATCCTGGGGTCTATCCTGAAATCGCCTTTGCCATGCATCGCTGTCAATATAAGGCCATATCATACTAACCTGTGTGGCATCTAGTTCGCTTAGAAACTTCTGCCCCGATTCTGAATTGTAAATTACCCAAGGACTTATTCTACCTGCAGTCACAGCATAGCACAGGACATTGGCATTGCCATATCGCATGCAATCATGTGCCGGGCTGGCATTTTTTTCTGACCAGTCTATGCCAAACTCAATGGCTCGTGCAAGTGCATCATCCACTGCTTCTACTTTTAGATGATCCACTAGATATTCTGTGTACACCTTGTCGCTGCACCAGTGATCAATCTTGCGATTGTGTTTCAACAGCCAGGCCATGAATCTTTCCGGATTGATCACTCGAGTGTTCACACAGTAGTGTCCAAACTTTACAAACGCACGATAGTAACTGCTTTCACAAAAGGTATCGTGTGACTTGTTTCTGGCTGATCCTGCCATGCTTTCGTAAAAGCGGATGTAGGCTTGAAATCCCAGTCTTGGGCCCGGTTCGTCACGCTCGCGACGACGACGTTTGGGTTCGCACATGTGCGCTTGTATAGATGTTTCTCTCACAAACTCTTTTTTGCAATATTCGCACACATGGGTCATGCTGATTACTTTTTGGTGTTACCCGAGTCTCGATTGTATGCGTCTAGTTCTTTTTGTGTGATCAGTTCTGCCATTACGTCAATTTCGTCGTCTTTGTAGGTGGGATATATTTCCATCAAGGCTTTACGTTTGGCACTGAGTCCTGCTTGTTTTTTCTTGAGAGCGATCCAAGGATGTCGCATTGTGCCCATGCCCGGACTCATTGCAGTAGCACACAGCCATTGCAGTTTGGGATGACGGCCTATGTCAAAAAAGTGCTTGTTGAGATAGTGGTTGCAGCTCTGCACATAGTATTCTTGTAGTTCCTGGGCTCCTTCCACTGCTGAACCCCAGCGCAACATCAGGAACGTGGAGAATTTCTTGCGCTCATCTGAGTCAAGTTCATCATAGAAGTTTCTGTTCTTGACGTCCAGTTGGCGCATCTCGTTTGAAATGTGTAGTTTATCACTCATGTGGTCTTGCTCAGTTGATAGATCATTATAGCACGTTCCAGAGCATCTTGTAAAGTGGGATTGGTCCGGGCCGTTCGCCGAATCTCTCCCCACATTTTATCTTCCATTATGTGATCATACACGGGTCTGCCATCACTGGTTCTAGGATCATGATCATGGCCCACCACTGTGCGAGCAAGTTCGCCGGCACGTCTGGAGTACACAGTACCTTCCACACGCTCGTAGATCAAGGGCACACCAGGCACAAGGCTACCCATACTGATACCCGTACTGAACATGTGCCCAGCGCAGGAATCGTTCTAGTCCTTCGCGGTCATCGGGATAACTTTCCAGATACAGTCTAGCCAGTCGATTGATTGTTTGAAATACTTCAGGTTCTGTGTAGGACATATCTACCAGGCCTTGTTGTAGTCAACTATTTCGCAGTTGCGGCTGACGTCTTTGACAAAGTACACACAGTCAGGTTGTTCAGCATCGTTGATGGGCACACACAGCATCTGCCCATTCTTGAGTTTGGGTGCATACCAAGACACTTCTTGATAAACGTCGATAATCTCAATGGGTGGAAAACTGGGTCTAAAACTGCTGAGAGGATTGAACTGGAACACATTGAAACCACGATCATTGATACTGGTCAAGGGCAGCATTTCGAGATCGCCTAGGTCCGGCTCGCCAATTAGAATTTGCCAGTCCACGGGCATTTTAATTCTGGCATCACCTATTTGCAACACCAGAGCAGGTGCGCTGAAGCTTTCTAAAAATATCAAAGGTATGTAATGATAATCTGGATCTTGTGGGTTGCTGTTGTCTAGGATGGCAAAACGCATGTCATCTACTTCGTCGGGCAAATGATCTAGATCATAGGGTTTGTTGTCAAGTGTTAAAATTCTCATGTGTTAATAATACAGTATTTGTAAAGTAAAGTCAACCATTATTTGATCTTCATCCACTCTAGTTTCTCTGCAGAGAATGGGTATGAGGCTTCTTTGTAAAACTGTTTGCGCTTGGTCAAGTGACGTTTGGCAAACTTGCAGGTGCTGGTGATATCCCAGATTTCCACGTGGTCTTTGTCTTCGGCTTTTCTAATGCCGCGCCCAATACTCTGTATCACACGCACAAAGCTCTTGCCTGGCTCTACCAGCACAAGATTAAAGATACGTGGTATGTTGATGCCCACAGCAGCCACGCCATACGTGGCCACAATGATCTTGTCCGTGGCATCAGCTACCTGGTTGTATTCGTCCTGGCGAGTTTTTGACTTGGTAGCACCAGACACAAATACTGCTTTGTCACCCAGGCGTTCTACCAGTTGTCGTCCACATTCGGTCCTGTCTACCAGCACCAGAGTGTTGCCTGTTTCGTTTACCTTGCGTATCAGTTCAGCCATGGTGTCCAAGCGTCCAGACTCTTCCAGCAGGTATTTGAGCTCGCTTTGATAGTCAGCATATTCCACATGGTCCACCAGTTGCACGATGTTCACATGGCACTGTGCCAGAACACCTGCGTCTTGTAGTGTGCTGGCACTGAGTTGACTGACCACAGGACCTAGACTAACCAACAGGGCCTGGCTTTCAAACAGTTCTTTTGGCACTGTCCCGGTTAGTCCCCATCTTAAGGGAATCTGACTCATGGCTCCGGTCAGCAGAGTCTTGAGTGCATCAGCCTTGGCCATGTGAACCTCGTCCACAATCACACACACCACATCTTGTATAAACTCATGAATGGTTATTTCTGCTTCGCCAGTCTTGGTCAGCTTCATCATGTTGTTGAGACTCTGCCAAGTGCATATAGTATGCTGACGGTTGTATTCTTTACGATCGCCAAAATACACGCCCACATCCAGATTCATGTTGACGTAGTCTTGTTCAGTCTGCGTTACCAGACTCTTGTTGGGCACAATCACAATGCTACGACCATAGGCACTGACTGCATCGCTTAGTGCTGCTGTGATGATGGTCTTGCCTGCACCTGTGGCCACTTCTTGTATGCACTGCGGATTGGTCAGGAACTTGTTGATGATTTCCACTTGGTAATCACGCAGCATCATGGGCTGGCCGGCTGCTGGATGAGTCCGCGGCCACAGCACATGACTGTAGTGATTCTCAGACACTGCTGCAAAGTCAAAAGAAGTGGTGTACTCACGTTGATCATCCAGCACAGGGCTGTAGTCAAACTTGTCAAGTATGGGCATGATCTCCGGCAAGAGATTCACATAGGTGCTGCCACCCAACTGGAAGTAGGCAATCTTGCCATCCCATCGGCCCAGACGTACTGCGGGTAGGTAACGTGCTGCCGGATTCTCATACTTAAAAGCATTAACCAGAGCCTTGCGGCAATCCAGATCAAGTCCTTCTATCTTGATGTTGACTTCATCTCGAATTACTATGGTGCATTGTTTCATCTATATAAACTTGGGTAATGTATTGGTGTGGTCTTATTTGATCCAGCAACTGTTTGCGCGGCATTGTTTCAATCAACTGTGCTACTGGGAATCGCAATGGCAACAATTGTGGATGATTGAAATTTGGTAAGCCACGAGATTTAAAAAATTCATGGTGTTGATAATAATATGTTTGCATACTTTCTAATTTTTTTGCCACACGCTCGTGTGAATTTTCAAATAATCGCACTGCAAAATCTGCGCTGTAATGCTGGAATGGCTGAAATGCATCGTCGCCTATGTAGTTATCATTGTCGTGAGCAAGGTCTTCGAGTGGTTTACCTATTTCCGCATAATTGATACACACTGATCCAAATCCAGGGCGCATGTTTCCGTATTGGCTCATTTGTTCATTGGTTAGCTTTTTGGTTTTGGGCATGCCGTACCAGGTACAAGTGAATCGTGGCACTAAGTCTTTTATCGATTCACAACGATGCACTGCTAGATTTAATTCCGCCAAGGCCCGACGAACTGTTAATGGAGCACGATGCCAAAAATCATGATCTTGCTGATCCAATAATCCGTGATATCTTTCAAATATGTTATGCAGATAATTTAAACAATCTTGATCCCAGGTAAATTCACGATCAATAATGTGTTCATGGGCGTTGATTGTTGTAATACAGTCAATTATCATTCGTTCAGCACGTGATTGTTCTTGTTCTTGAGAATCAAATCCATGAAATCTGTCGGGGTGATCTAGTGGGTACGATTCCCGGGCACCCATTCTCTCAACCCAGGCACTGGCTATAGATGTTTGATGTATCTCAAAATCAAGTGTAAGAGCATTTATGCCGAGTTCGATGTGTAAGTATTGTTGAGCCATGCTGTAGTATATACTTATTGCTGCAAGAAGTCAAAAAAACAGTCGCCTTTTTAGTGGCGACTGTGAAATCTGGGCAGGAGCCAACCTAGGCCCAGAAAACTCTTATCATTGTGCTGGCTTCATGCAAGTTGTCTCTGCCATCAAGCGCCATTTTGCTGGAAAGCTCTTTACCAAGTCTGCCACTTTCAGCGCCATACGCAGGCTCATTTCACGTAGACGATTCTGGTTGGAGTTCATGAACTCAATGATGTCGTCTTGCTGGCACTGCTCAAAGTCGTAGTCTGCAAACAACACGCCATCGCTGGCAATTTGTTTGATACGCAGAATCTTGTCACGCATGGTGTCCAGAGTCAAGTCCAGGTAATGGCAACGACTCTGCAATGCATCCAGGTGATCCCGCAATTTCTGCGATTTCATTTTGTCAAACTTCAAGTTGGTGATAAAAATCACACTGCCTTTGAATTCAAAACTGTCTGGGATGCCTTCGCGGCGCAGGCTCGAGCTTTCTGATAACCAAGAAATCTTACGCTTCTTGCCTGAGTCCAAGGCACCTTTAAGCAAGTTCAATGCAACGTCATCCAACAGGATTGAGTCACAGTCATCAAACACCAGCACACAGTTTTCATCTGAGTACTTGTACAGAGTCTGATACAGGCCAATTGGGGTTGCTGAGCCTTTGACAACTTCTGCACGAAGTCGTTTGCCCGCCAGTTTGTCAAACATGGTGGCTTTGTCAATTTCCAACTCCACGCCAAAGCTCTTGCCCACGCCTGGAGGACCTGACACAATCATGGCACGAATGTCGCCGGCTGTGGCAGCCTTTGTCATGTCTGTAAGAATTTCAAAACGCTCGCGAATTCGAGCCATTGCTTGTTCTTCAGTTTCGACTGCTACCTGAGCCACGGGTGTTTGAACTTGTTCTGTCACAGCTTCTCCTGATACCATTTCATAGTCTGAAATATTGTTTACACGAATGCGGATAGTTTCGGGGCAGTTGGGAAATGCCCCGTCATTTTGCACAGTCACATATCCACCCTTGACGCCAGTTTGAAATCCACTGACTAGTTTGAAAACGTTTCCGTTTACTTTTTTGTTACGATACTCACCACTAACGATTTGAATTGCACTCACGGTTGGCTCCTTTTTGTGCGTTAAAATAGTATTATAGCAGAACTCTGAATAAAGGTCAAATGCGCTGAAGTGTTGTTAATAACGGGCGCTTAAGGCTGCTTTGTAGGCTAGCACAAACTTGTTAAAAGCGTCTTGCACTTCGTCATTCTGGTCTAGAAACATCTCGTTGAGTACAACCTGAACTTTAAGTGTTGCATTGTCTAAACGCTGTTCTTCTTGTGTCTGTAAATCTTGCATGGTGTTTCCTTTGTTGCTAAGTGTATATTATAACATTTCGGTGAATAAAGGTCAAATCCTGTTATTTGTTAGCTAGCCGTTTTATAATAGCAATAAACCAATGCTGGGCAAGAATTTCTTGGAATCTCAGCTCTGGGTTGTACCATTCACCAGTTTTGCGATCTTGTACCATCATAATCAGCTCCTTTTTGCTATGTGTGTATTATAGCATTTCGGTGAATAAAGGTCAATCGAAGCAGGCTGTGTAAACTGCTTCGCGTACAGCGGTGTCTACTGCTTCGGCATAGACTTCTTCCAGTGCCAGTGCAGCCAGCATGGCTTGCACTGTGCCCCAGCTGAGTTGGCGTTGAAACTTCAG